GACGGTTAGTCGCTAGATCAGTCAGATTACCTTCATTACCGATAACAGCCTTCCTGTGCGCGAACATCCCATGGCGTAACGCCTGAGCTTCTTCTGAGTTGTCGCCTTCATTGGCAAGACCACGCGAGATCGTAGTAGCAGTATCCAATTTAGTAGATACCGGTGCGATGTCGTTTACACCTTCAACTAACTGGCCTTCTTCCTGATTACCCAAAAGAATTTGTCTGTTCTCTGGGTTTTTAAGTAGATCAACCATCTTATCCCGTAAAGCGGGAACTTCGTTGTCGGAAGTCTTAGTCAGTCGAGCAAGATCAGAAATAATACCGTTACCGATTAACTGTTCCTGCATCTTAGGATTGGCTGCACCAAGTAGAGGTTTGATGAAACCTTCATAAGCGAAGTTAATGACACCCTTAGCGGTATCAGCGGCAGCGCCTACTGGCATAGCAATTGCGATATTGTCAAGAACGACGTTCATCCGCTTCTCAAGGATATTCTGGGCTTCAGACTGAGTCTTACCCTGTAGGCCTTTCAGAAAAGGAGCGTAATCCTGTACGATCGGGAAACTTGCATTTGGACCAGCTAGAAGAGTTTTACCCTCACCAGATGTAGTTAATGCAACACCCATACCACCTGTTGTAGCGTGAGCGAGAAGACCACCAAAGTACTGTGCTACCTTCGGTGCCTTAGAGACAAACGAAGTAACAGCCTCAGGTGCCCATCCAGCCAGCTTTAAACCTTCAGCAGCTTTGTTTCCTACTAGGAGACCAGCACCGATTTCTGAAGTCGTTGCGGCTACATTCTGTGTGGCATCTTTAGGGATAAACGATGGCAGTGTTTGATCAACAGCGTTTACAGCATTATCAGATGTACCAGCACCCGCAACTTTGTCTACACCGGCTCCTACTAGAGCAGCAACACCTGTACCGATATTGTGGGCAGCGTTTACAGCACCGCCAGTAATACCTTTACCAATGTCATCATTAGTACCGCCGACAGCACCATTCGGGTCTACCATGTAGTCAAAGAAACCCTTGTTAGTACTCCCAGTAGCTTTATCGATTAGATAAGAGGCAGGACGGCTCATGCCGGTCAAGAGGAAGTTACCTTCGTTGACAACGGCATTAACGAGACCTGTATTTTCTCCGGGTTTAGGGACGGGTTGCCCGTTATAGAGCAGTTGCCCGTCCTTTGTGAACTCGGAATTAGGATGGTTAGCGTAGGAATTATAAACAGCTTTTGCAGTCTCCGGGTCCATGTTCTTAAACATTCCCGGATTAGGCGCAGGCAGGTTAGTCAACTTTCTGTCTTGATCCTGACCTGACGAGTCAAATTGATCAAAAGGATTAGGTGCACTAGCCTGAGGGGTTGCCTGAGGCTGTGCGGTGTCGAATTGATCAAAAGGATTGGACATTACTGTTGGGCTCCTAGAACCTTATCGGAAGCCCCTTGACCGTACTTGGCGTCAAAGGCTGCACGAAGTTGTGGGTTTTTCTTTAGATAGTCGATCGCAGCAGCAGGTGGTCCATTCGTTTGCGAAGCATCCGAAGGGGTACCAGCATTAGGAGCGACTTGGTTCTGAATGACGTTCTTTGAACCGTAAGCCTGATTTGCTTTCGAGTCAGGGTTATCACGGCTATACTGTTGGAGCCTTGAGTACCCCTTAACGAGGTCTGGGTTCTTCTGTATTGCCTCTTGATCCTGTTTCTTGATCAAATCGTAGTCTAGTGCAGGTGGTACGAAACCACGCTGTTCACGGAAGTTAGTGACGTCTGGGTTGCTCGCAATAGTCGCCTGACCTTCTTGTTCAACACTCTTAAGGGCGTTGCCTAGGGCATCGGCCATTCCCTGATGGAATTCATCTGGGTTCAGAGCGCTGGTTGTTAGGTTCTGGATACTATTTAGCTGATCAACCGATAGACCACGATTTCCGGCACGTAGGGCTTCAGCCTGTGCAAGGTGGAAGGCAAAGAGAGCCTTCTGGATATCGAAGAGACCACGCTGGACAGCAAGGTTGTCAAGGCCATTACCACCCGGAGCAGTCAGTCTCTGACGGTAAGCTTCAAGTTGATTAACAACATTCTGAGCGGACTCAGGAACATTGACACCAGCTTTACCCATTGAGTCAAAGCCCTGTTTGACAGTCGTAGTGATGTCACGTAGGACTTCCTGAGCTTTGTCAGAACGATTGGCAGTGCTCTCGGAGAGAACATCACCATTTGTCTTCTCAATAGCATCGGACATGATGTTGTAGTCTTGGACCGCGTTATTAACAGCAGCGACCCTATCACGATGTGCCTGAACGACATCACCCATCTTAGCGACGAGAGCGTCTTGTGCAGGACGAATTTCTGCATCGTACTTAGCGTTCTCGGAAACGTTAGCTGTGTCCTTCATGGCTTGGACTTCAGCAGCATACTTGGTATCAAGCATCTTGACTGTCGCCTTATCACCACGAGACTCAGCAAGAGCACGCTCCTGAGAGATTTGGTCTAGTGTCTGTTGCTCATCCGCCTTGTCACGTACTGGACCCGGAGTGAACTGAACGTTACTCGTATCCATGATCTTCGGAGTAGGCACACTGGACATGATCTGATCGACCTGAGAGGCAGGCAGACCCGACGCATCCGAAATCCTGTTCTTTGCGAGAGCAGTGTTGCGTTGCATACGATCATTGTACAGTCTGTCAGACCAAGCACGGATTGGATTACTAGAGACCGAACCCTGTGGAGCAGACGGAGGTGCACCTTGAGGATAGTTCTGATCAACCTGAGAAAGACTCTGTGACATATCAACAGCGTTGTTCTGAGGCCGTGGAGCAGGAGCCGGGGCAGGAAGCGTCTTCATTGCAGCGTGAGCCAGAGTACCCGGTAAGGGTGGCTGTTGGTCAGGACGCACATGAGGGCTAGGGGGTGCCTGAGGGACTGGTACCTGTGGAATTGGTTGGTTAGCAGAGTCCATTGCTGCACCAGTCTGAGCCGTTGCACCAGTGAAATTCTGTGAAGGTCCGACGTTAGCAGGAGGTACGGGACCATTGCCACTCGGAGGAATATTTTTAGGAGCCAACCCAGACTGTTGTGTCTGAGAATGGATATCATCTATATTAGGTGGAGGAACCGAAGGGGCTCCCGGAGCCATAGAATTATCACCACCGGCACCATCATTTGAAGGTGTAGCAGTAGTGGCCGAAGGTGTCTGAGACCCAGAGTCAGGTGGTACAGGAGTAGTACTTGAACCCGGATTTGAGACGTTAAACTTACCACGGTGTAGGTTATCTGCGATAGCTTCGTCAGACGCACCAGCCTGTAGCCAGTTATAGACCTGTGTCCATGCTTCCGGGGGAACAGTTCCACCGTACTGCTGGACAATAGCTTTGGCCTTATTAGCCATCTTAGTATCTGAAATACGCTGTTCATCATACATCTGACGGCGATGCAGGTACTCGTCATAGATCATTTTGAACTGATCTTCACGTTCCTGAGCGTTACGAGCTATCGTGTCGCCGAATGTCTTTGAAAAGCTCTCGCCAAAACCTGCGGCAAAACTCATGTAGGCGCTCCATTATTTTCTGGCGGTGTAGGTGGAGGTGTCGGAACTGACATACCGCCGATACCACCCTTTAATTCTTTAGACGCGGGGTCTACTGGAAGGCTCAACGCGCCTTGAGGCTGACGATCTGCGAGTTTCATCTCGGTGTCTATATCGATACCGGTAAGGGCCGAACGCATTGAAGCCTCATTGATCTTCTTCATTTGCTTGAAGAAACCAACAGTAGGAACAGTGCGCTTAGGTTCCCAACCAAGTTGAGGATCAAGACCGTAACCTTTTGCCATCAGATAGATGATATGGGCAACAGGGCCAGCAAGAAGTAACGCAAAGTCAGGTGTCCACTTACCGGCACCGATGCCTTGATGAACAATCATATCTGTAACAGTACTAATATCTGCCCCCATTTCAATCATGGTTAGGATACCAGTACTGACTTCTTCATCACCCATAAGACGCTTATAAACGTCCTCAATGGCTGTGTCCAGATCAGTGTGCTGTGGAGGACGATGCCAAGGATAATTCTTTCTATCCGAGGTAAAGTTCTCACCGGGAATTGGACCTTGAACTACAGCCATTAGGATTTTGCCTTTGTCTTTATACCGAGAACATCTTTACCAATGGGTTCAACACCATTAGCTTTGCCGACCCGGTCGAAGTATTTCTTGTTGTATTTCTGACGCTTACCATGTGCCTGAGTAAGTTGATCAGGTCCAAGGCCGTCAAAATAAGCTTTGATTGCTTTACGGATTGCGTCTTCAAATGTCATCCAAATATCTTCCCTAGTACAGCGCCGGCGACAGAGCCGAGGACGTCACCGATACCCTTAGAGGTAGCAGCAGACTCGGAAACCTTACCTTGTAGTTTAATTTGTGCTAACTTAGAACTCAATAAGATTTGGTTCTCGGCAGATTTCCACGTATAGTCAAGAAGGGCATCAGAACGATCCCAAATCTTATTGAGTTCTTCCGTCTGGATACCTACGAGGTTCTTGACGTCAGCCGCAGCAGCTTGGAATTTCTGATCGTTGTTAGCCAGCGTGACGGATTGGCGCCACTTAGCGTTACTCGTATCGATGTTGTATTGCTGATTGGCATAGAACTGTTGACGATTATTCTCCAGATCAGCATTAAATCTCGACTGTGCATCGGACTCTGAGGTATTGAACTGAGACATACTGTTCAACTGGGAGGCGTTGTACTGAGAGATATTAGTCGAAAGCTGGTCGTAGAACTTACCCATATCATTCTGACTAGTCGCATTGAAGTTCGCAGCGACGTTATCAGCGTTGGCATCTGCAAGGATACTCTGAATACGAGATTGAGAGTTCAGAACTGCAGCCTGTTGCTCATTATCTAGGTTCTTTAAATCCAAGTCCATGAAGTTCTTGGAGTTCTGGATAGCTGCAGCCATACGGTTATCTGCATTGACCTGATCCATCTTAGAAAGAACGTTAGCACGGTTTAGTGTAGCCGCTTGTTCATTACTGAGATTTTGTAGGGTCAGTGTCTGGTAGAGTGATGCGTCTTGCTGAGCAATCGGAACCGATGCTTCCATCAGAGCCTGAGCCATAGCAGCCGTAGCCGCAGTGCCAGTCATACCCTTGAAGGCAGCAATCTTAGAGACGTTTCTTGCGGTAGCAGCGGCCCACGCAGGAATTACAGGTTCGCCATTAGGACCTTGAAACTGAGACTGAAGAGCTTGTAATTGACCTTCAACTGTTGCACGTTGGTCAACGGTGTTCAAATCCTGAGAAGCAAAGTCTTTTAGTGCTTGACCAGTGTAGTTGATCGAACCATCCGCGTTAACTCCGGTAGCAGTTCCCTGCATATCGATGTTAGCAGCATTTGGATCAACAATCGCATTAGGGTCCATAGTACCCTGTGCAGCGTGAGCAGCAGCATTAGCGACGTCTGTCTGGGTATTAGTCGCTTGATAAGTAGCCGCTTGACGAGGATCAACCTGAGCAGCCGTAGTAGCTGTTCCCTGTGAAGTAGAAGCACCCGGTTGACCTGCCTGATTAGCAAAAGCTGGATCATTGGGATCAATATTAGTACCAGCAGTATTGGCGTCAGTCTGAGCTAGATTTTTAGAAAGAAGTTCGCTATTATCAAGAGCTAGACTAGGGTTAGTCGCTACTTGACCAGCGTAGTCCGCGACGTTGATCTGTCCAGTACCAGTAGCCTTACCAGCAACAACTGTAGGATCGGTGACGGGAGCGGGTGGTGTCGTGGTTGTCGTAGTAGTTGTTGGAGTGGTTGTAGGGGTAGGTGTAGGAGTTGTAGTGGGTGTAGGTGTAGGAGTCACCCCGCCCGGATGCATCAACGCATTCCACGAGTTAGTAAATGCGTCAGCTAAACTCTGACCTGTACCGCCGCCTTCGCCGTCACCTTGTGCCATAGTTTACTTAGCTCCACTAAACAGTAAATGAATTTTATCGTATAAGCCCCAGACTGCGAACAATCCACCAGCAACTACCCAAATCCATGAGTGAGAAATCAGTCCACCAAACCACGTATAAGCTTGTTCTCTTAGAAGTATTTTCTGGAGAAGGTTATATTGTGATCTCGGTAGTTTGATATTAATTAGTTCGTCATCGCGAAATGGGTCTTCTTCGTTCATTTCTTTAGTATCCTTGCTGTTCCCCGCACCGTGGTATCAACAAAGTAACCACCGATGACAATCCATAGAAGTTGGTTTAAGTCGGACGAAAGAGCATCGGTTGAACCAAGATGCAGGACTTTGTCCCACAAGACTAATTTATTGATGTAGACTACAAAAGGAAAGGCAAAACCGAAGCGTATCCACCGTTCGACAGGAGATGACTGTGCAGCCAGAATGGTAGATTTGCGAGCTTCAAGTACAGCAATTTGGCCATCTAGAACTAATCTTTCCTGATCATTTTGGGCGGATAGCTTGGCTTGGTAAGCCTTTGTCAGATCACTAGAAATCTGGGACAGAGGCCCACTCAGGAAGCCAAGTATCAGCGATAACATTACTGTACCTGACCAACTTGTGAATTGGTTGGGTCTTGTGTCATGGCGTTAATTGCAGCCTGACCCTGACTAAAGTCTTCGACATTGACCAGAACCTTCCCATCGGGATGAGAGTTCGGAATGACGTATGTCAGAGCAGAGATAATCATACCAAGGATTATAGTAGCCGTCTGGTCATCGATCGGGAGTTCTACACCGTATTTCTTGTTAACGAGGTACACTAGAACCATTATGATGGCGACGAAAGCCTTATTGTATTGAGTAAGCCAATTTATAAATTTCATTTGTCTACCTTTCCATTGAAAAGAACGAGAAGAAGATCAACCAAGGCAGAGAAAAGACTAGTCTTAGCTGTAGGGGCTGTAGGAGCCACAGGGACGTTCACAGGAGCGATTGTTGGTACAGAAGGTTGTGCAGGTGCCGGGACAGTAGGAACCGTCTGTACGGTGCCATAACCAGCCGCCTTTAGGTCGTTGTCATATGCAGTAGCATAACCAGCGATCAAGGAAGCCTTGTCCATCGAGTTAATTTCTCGTCTGGCGTTTAGGAAGTCAGAGTGCTGTAGGTCGATATAATCTGAGAGTTTCTTACCAGTGAACCAACCCTCCTTCATACCTTCGACAAGGATCGGAACCGCGTACTGCGCCTGCATGAGAAGCTCAGGGTGGGCTAGAAAGTCTACGCCGAGTTTGTCACCCGCTTTCTTGTAGTTATAAGACCATGTTAACTGGACATAACCACGCCCGATGTAAGGCCAGTACTTACGGGAATGAAGGTAAGATTGACTACCCATTTCAGCGATAGGCTTCATAGTATGGGCAGACTCATGGTAAGCCGTAGCTAGAACATAAGCCGCTTGATTTCTAAGAAGACCTTCTTTAAGACACTCCGCTATGATTAACTGAGTATCACCTAGTTTTAAATTCATTTTTCACCTTTAATTAGGGTATGATTTTACGATAAAACCAGATGGAGCACTAGTTCCTGATGTCCAACCAACTGGTCTACTAGCATTTGCAGGCAGACTTTCATCGAAAGAGACAACAACACGAGCGTTAGTGTCAAAAATAGCGTTACTTCTCTCGGTATCACCGGTCACTGTTGCTGTTGCACTGTTAGAGCGCGCCAACGCTTCGATAACAACACCATTTGTGGGTGTGTTAATTGTGCTAGACTCACTTGATCTACCAGACCCACTTGGGGTTATATTATAAGTTGCTGTTGGTGTTGTACTAGTCGTGGCAACAGAAATAACAACTATTCTACAAGCTTCAGCAGCACTGGTACTAAAATTAACGACTATAGTTCCTGATGTACCTGTCGGTTTTCCTGCGAAAATACCCGCCCCCGCAGAACCCAGTGAAACGTTACGCTCACCCGTATCACTTCCAACTGTTGCTCCACCAGCAATAGTTACTGTTGAGACATTTAAAGTAGCATTAGCGCTAGAATACAAAAGAGTAACTACAATAATCGTTCTATTGGTGTAGTCAGGGCCTAAACTTACATTATTAAAAGTGTAAGAACCAGTCCGAGTTGTTAGGTCTTCAACCGTAGCTACTATTGTAATCGGATTTCCTAAACCGGCTACCATTCCAGTAAAACCCGGCAGCATTAAGCAATTCCTTTAACGAGATTACAGAAAACAAAACCTGTGAAGACTTGATAAAATAGAAGGTCAGTGGCTGTCGCGGTAGTTGTTAAAGTAGGGGCAGTGCCACCGGGGAATTTCCAGTTTGTACCGAATGAAATAGTCCTAGAACCAGTGGCATCTTGAACAAAACGAATACACCCTGTTTGACCTACTTTTGTATTTGTAGGATTGGCAAGAGTCAAGTTACCTGTCAAAGTCATGACTGCATTAATGAATGTACTCATGTCAGGAGCGACAGAGGCAGCATACGTAATCGTGACTTCAGTGGCAGCAGACCATACTTGATCGACTACAACGGATTTAGTCGTATCAGTTCCTGTCCGGTACACAGTAGCAGTAGCAAATTGAGAAGCACCGATGTAAGAAGTCGTTGCCTGTTGCTTCAAATTGTCAAAGGCAGCGAGAGCCGTAGAAGCAGCCGTACCACCATCTGCGATGGCTAGATCAGTAATACCGGTTATCGAACCACCAGTAATCGTGAAGTTCGAACCTGTGTTGGCGTTTGCACCATGGTTCATAGCTCCAGAAACCGTTGTAGTACCACTAAGGGTACCACCTGACAGTGTGCCGCCTGAGAACGTTCCACCAGTAATCGTTTTACCTGTGAAAGTCAATGCAGACGGAAGAGAGAACGTAGGAGCACCAGCAGAACCGTCACCATTAGTGACCGTAATTTCGGCAGAAGTACCTGTAAGAGTACGTTTCGTAAATGTATCTGCAGCGGTTTCGACGAGTATACCAGCCGTTGAGTCTAGTGAAGCAAGAGCGGTTAACGTAGGATCATGAGCTTCGACGTCAGTGCCGATTACGGTACCTAGTGTAGTCCTAGCTGCCGCAGCAGAGGCTGCTGGAACTAAGGTCTGCATGAAAGCAGAGAAACCAAGAGTAGTTAACTGAGCCGCAGCATTAGCGCCACCAACTAGAGAACGACCGGCTGCAGTAAAAGCAGTAACTGTCGCTGTACTGACACCAGTAAAATAAGGTAATGTATCGGCAGCAGAAGTCACACCAGCAAGTGCTAGAAGATTGGCACTGTAAGCTTGGACGTTAGTCCCCGGAACTAGAGCTAATGTAGACTGCATAGTAGCCGTAGTTGTATTACTTAACAGCGTCTGCGCTAAAGGTGAGAACGTAGCTACTGCAAAGGTAGCGGCACCCGTTGCATAAGGCAGAGAGTTAGCCGTCATCGTCAGCCCAGCAATAGAAGCTAGATTGGCATTATAGTTTTGTAAACGTTGCCAGACAGCAGCACCGGTAGTCGAGACTTTTAGGTGGTAGATGTCACCTGTCGAAGTGTTGACCCAAAGTGAACCGACAGCATAACCTTGTGTGTTATCGTCGTTGACCGTAGGAGCAGAAGTCGCGGAAGTGTTATTAATACCTCCGAGACCACCGTTCGCGACTGGAAGTACACCAGTGATACTGGTAGTAAGGCCCACTTTAGGGCCGTTACCGATACTACCATCATGAGCGTGACCAGAAGTACCATTGAAGGCAGACTGGACAGAATTTAGTTCGTTATTGATATCAGCCGCAAAAATGGTGAGGCCATTAGCAATATTAGCAAGGGCTTGTCTTGTATAACCTGCACCCATTATTTACTTTCTCCCATTAATAGAAAATTCTACGAGAATAGCTTGAATTGAATAACCAGCGTTTGTATCATAAGTACTAAACGTAAATTGGTGAGATAACCCAGAACCTTCGATATTTTTAATAGTCAAAGGCAATGGAGTCGTAGCATACGTACTTGAACCGTAGACACCTGTTCCATAAGTAGTTCCTGTTTGTGTAATAACAAGAGGGTACGCAGGAGGGTTAAATACTTTAGTATCATTATAGTCGTACGTCACATTGGCGTTAATCGTAGTAGACCCTTCTGCACGTAAGAAGACAGCAACTCGATCGAGAGTTTTACGAACGTATACTTCACCTAAATCAAGGTATGGTGTTGCATAGACCGCTAGGATATTACCACCATTGAATGAAGTTCCTGTTTCCTGACGATAGACATTACCATCAAAACCACCGTGTAGTACATACTCTGCTGCTCCAATATAACCTGAAGTGCAGCAAGAAGTAGCGATACCACGGAGTAGACCCCATTCCCAGAGATATGTTCCTGTATATGAGTTTTGATTTCCTTGTGCTCTTAGTCCACCAATGACACCTACATTCAAAGAGGGGTCAAGGTTAGGATCAGAGAAGAAGAAACGAACTTGTGATTTACGGCGAATGACAACCGCATTTGCATAGTTGAAGTCTGCGTTCAACGTAGTAGTCAGAATATCTTGTTGGACTGCCTTAGACTGCGAAGCGATGTCGACGTCACCGATCTTATTAGTACCTGCAAGAGTACGGAAACCATCTTGCGCGAGGAACATAAGATCGCCGTTGACTTCGACTACCGAGTCGGCAGATAGACAACCGATGTTAGAAGAGATATCTTTTATAACGAAGTTACCAGACGTGCTATCGATCGAGATAACTTTAATCTGACGATCACCAAAGACGTATAGAGACTCACGGAAAGCTTTGATCTGTTTGACACGCATACCTGCATTGATCTGACCACCACCAGAAGCAGCCGTCCAATCGTATGGAGCGTTCGGTGCTGAATAGGAAATGATCTGCGGAAAGGTCGGGTCACCAGAAACAAACAAAGACTTAAAGAAGGTCGTTATCAGAGAAGGCGCCGCTAGTGCTTGGTTACCGCCAGCGTGGGCGTAATCGGCACCGGTAGAGGCTGAGTTGATAAATACCCAACTAGTACCGTTATAAAGGACAGCCTTATTGACACCATCTACGAAACAAACAGTATCCGTTCCATCGAAGTTAAAAGATGTCGAACGAAGTTTAATAACACCTGTTACTGTATGGGTCAAACCGGTTGCATAAGCAGTCCAGTCTGCACCTTGGTTCCATTTGTAGAACTTATAGGTAGAAACAGATTTCGTCTTACGAGCAACGATAATTTGACTTTTGGCTGTCAGTAAATCGATACCAAGAATGGAACCTTCAGCACCAGCAGAGTCGACCGTTGGATAGTTTGTTTCGAGTGGAGCGAAACCGTCGATACGACGATACCCACCAAACAAAGAAGGCTCGAAGTTCAAGAGTGTTGTGGCCGAACCCGGAGCTTGGTCACTCATCTCGATATAGTTTTGGTTAGAGTTCAGTCCACCAGAACAGATAATTTTAGCTGTCTGGCGTTTCTCCATCCCACCTAGACCATTACTCTGTTGTGGAGCAGCCATTCGTTAGCTTCCTTTCCAAACCCATGTATTGTGGTTTCCACCACCTTGATTAATTCTACCGTCGTACATATAGATCGGATTAGGTAGGTACATACGAACCATATCGCCGATGCCGTCTTGGAAACTCTTCTCACAAATCTGAGCGCCCTCAGCGTTCTCTTTGAAGAGGTTCATCTCCTTCAACGCACCATTGATGATGACGTAGTCGAATTTACTAGGAATGTTACTGACATCGTTGTAAGCGACCATATCGGTCGGATGCTGGTAGTAACGGTACTTAAGTGTGTAAGCTTGATCAGGTGAAGGCGAGACACCAAAACCCTGTCCATGAGATGGGAAGCAATACTGTGGCTCACGAAGTCCAGATGAACCTTGATCAGTATCATGATCACGTAGGTTAGTGTACCACTCGTCACGAGAGATCGCGCGTAACTGACGAGACTTGACGTTCAACGTGTCATCTTTTTGTAATTGGAATGAGTCCCAATCTGCTTCATCGAAGTTCAAAGGCCAAGCGTACTCCGTCTGACCCACTACGAGTACTTGCGTCTGTTCGATGGCATTAAAAGGCCAGTCAGGGTGAAGAGCATAGATACGTTTAATCGTATCGATAATGGCGTCTTGTGCGAAAGCTTGTATACCTGACGTCGCAGCGAAGTTACTTGAAGTAATCTGAACATCATTAGTTCGTCTCAACAGACGATTGGTCAAATCAAGAAACGTTGTTGGCATTCAGAACTCCTAACAGTCTTGGTTTTCTGGAAAAGGTGGGTTGGGTGAAGTGTAGGTAGAAGTACCGAAGATCGTGAAATACCCACCGGTATTTGTTGCATAGATCGGAGAGGATGTTATTATCGAAAGATCAGAAGGTAATGTATCGAGACCAGTCGTATTAGAAAGAATTGGACTAGAAGATGTTCCAGTCACCGGATCGAAAGGTCGTAGTGTGAAGCAGAGATGATTACCGAGAACAGTAAAAACTAGGCTAGTGCTTCCTTGTATAGCTCCTAAGCCTCG